ATGGACATACTGATGTTCCATCTGCTATTAGAAAGTTAAAGTTATCAATTGAAGATTCACAAGAATTATTACAAAAATTAGAATCTATGGATAAAGAAAGTTCTTTACCAGCGTGGTGGACAGATAAAATCACATTGGCTTCTAATTATTTAAACAAGTCAAGAGATTATTTACTGAATAGTAACTTGGATGAATCTTATGGTGGAATAACATCACCTCCACCATTTTCGTCTAAAGAGGCAAAAAAAGTTGTTGATGATGCATTAAGAAATTATTCAAAAGAATTAAGAAAACTACAAGGTAAAGTGGTAAAGGATTGGATGTCAAAAGCTAAAGCAGGTGTGATTGATTTCTTCGATTTAATTAGAGGATTTCAAACTGGTGATAATTCAAGAGCATATCCGTATGAAACAGAATTTTTAATGAGTGTATTAACCAAAGATAAAATTATGGATAGATTTAGAAAATATTTTGGTGGTAAAAAAGCAATGAATAATAGAACAGCAAATAAGAGAAGGTAATGGCAACGAATAAAGATATTTTACAAAGGTTAGAATCAATCGAGAGTAAACTTCCAAATGGTGAATTGGAAGAAATGCATGAAATGATTAAAGAAATCAAAGAAATACTTTTAGACCCGGAAGATGGAATTATTGTTCGTGTTAATAAAAATACATTTTGGAGAAAAGAAATTGACGCTGATGAGTTTAAGGCTTTAATCAGATGGAAACAAACAATCAATAGTGCTTT